CGTCGGTCCGAACGCGTGCCCTCATCTCAGCCGTCGAACAAACGTTCGTGATGTAGATTCGTCGAGAGACGAATATGGCGGAGGTTTCTCGATCCTGAACAGGATCTTGGACCTCGATCCGAGCCTCGCCGTAACCCAGACAATCTGGGCCGGCATGACAAATCTTAAATCGTGTCTCTTTAGACTCGATTCGGACATTTCTGTCCAAGATTTGCGGAAGGGTTATCAATCGATAACCCACACCACTTCTCTGGACGAGAAAGTGGTTCATGATTGGAAACTATTCATTAACGAATATGTTCCTTTCATGTTGCAGAACAGAGAGATACCCGAAAAAGAGTATCTACCTGTTTGGGCAATCTCTGCGAGTGATAAGCGAATGGCTTATATCACAGAAGCAGGGAAGTGTATAAGTCTACCTCGTACAGATGATAGACTATACAACATCACCAATTCCTTACGTATTCCTGCGATAAGAGAATTGGCAGTTGGGAATCCAAGCGAATTCCTAACGCGCGTACTCTACGGTTCTCCCGTAGAAGCTGAATGGGATCTAGAACGATTTCCATCAGCCTTTGAGACGGTGGTTCCTATTGGAAAAATAGGAATATCACCTAAGAACGGATCGAAACCGCGTATAGTAGCGGTGCAGCTCCCAGTCTTAGGGTCGTTATCGTACCCTTTGATGGTCACGTTGAAGAAAATCAACGATGGAACTGCGATCCAGTGGGTCAAATCCCACGACGGAGCAAGGGAAGACCTATACAAGGTCGTCTCCCGCAACGTCCGGAAAAAGAACCCGGACATGATCTATTCATATGATCAGTCCTCGTTCACTGATAATTTCCCTTACTGGGAAATTCAGCGCCCAGTTCTCTGTAAACTCAGAGACCTGGGGTTCGTCTCAGACTACGATATCCAGATAATGGACGTAGTCTCACTGGGAGCTTATGATCTCTCAGTGATGCGCAAGGGTTACGTGTCATCTTATGGCACGGGGACCCCTATGGGGTCTTTCCCTTCATTCCCATTAGCATCAATGGCTCATGGGATAGTGACGGCTTATTGCTTTTATCAAGCACATGGCCGTTTCCCCTCCAATTCCGAGCGTTACGCTTGGATAGTTGGAGATGATGCCGTGATCGTAGGATCTCCTGTTGCGGAGGTCTACGAACACTTCTGCGAGACTATTGGTCTGACGATAAATCAGAGCAAGAGTCTATCCTCACCACGATGTGTAGAGTTCTGCTCTACATTCATCACACCGGAAGGCATCTTCAAAAAGAAGAAGCTCCCGGAACTAGTGAAGCTCGGCTCTCTAGTTGAGTCCATAAGATATTATGGACTTGAGAGATTTGTCCAACATTTCCCTATATACAGGGATCTGTCCATGGACATAGCGAAAATCCCAGAACCTTTTGGTTTGGGAAAACCGGTGGATGAACTCCAACCGACTTCGCTGGGGCACATATCATCTGTTATCCAAGCAAAGCTCCGTGCAGGAGCCTTGAGGGATATGAAAGATGATGTTTCCGTGGCCCGTGATATCTTTCACGGGTTTGGCCGATCTGGATTTCTCAATCCAGAGCAGGACGCTTCTTTGCGTCCAATACCTTTCCACGAATTTAAATTCGTGGATAAGGCGTACGAGCCCAGCACGGAGCCATACTTAACTGTTTTTGAGCTAAGTATGTTGGAAGAATTGGACGGTCTTATTCAGACCGTCAATTCTGCCCTTATGCAGTCTGAGAATGCTCAGAATGCATGTGAACGTATTGGTCAAATGTACCAATACTTCCTCTCAAGGTACCCGAATGACCTGCGATGCAGGGCTAGTAACAGCCCCGGTCGACAGGCTCGAGTCCTGAGGATAGCTCCTGACAAGGGAGCTAGGCCTCGAACCTCAGAGTTACAACTTTTAGTTGATCTTCTGAGGGTCTCCCAATCTTCTGATTACGAAAATCAAGACTTGGGAGGTGGTGGGATTGAACGATAACGTTCAATCGCAGTTTCGCG